AAGCAGAGCAAGATGCAATTCAGGCACATGGTCTTTTCAATTTGGCTGACTTCTTACCTAAGAAGCCAAGTGAAGCAGAACTACGCATTATCAAAGAAATGTTTGAGGCAAGCGTAGATGGTCGTCCTTATGATCCAGATCGTTGGGGCGCATATTATCGTCCTTATGGTCTTGATGTACCGGCAGGTGCAAAGGTGGAAGAACAGGCTACAGCAGTTCAAGCTACTGCTGCCACAACCGCACCCGTAGCTGAACCAGCTCCTTGGGATGACGAACCAGAAACTGCATCACAACCAGTTAAAGTTCCAACAACACCAACAAGCGACAAAGCACAAGACATTCTAGCAATGATTCGTGCTAGGCAGAATAAAGCTGCCTAAATAAATAGGTATGGTAGGGAACACAACCGTTCCCTACCGTAGGAGAACAATTATGACACTACCTGACGAAAGATACCTAGCCATAAAGCAAGGGAAAAAGTTGCTTGAGGAACTTTGTGATCCGGGCAAAACACCAAGAGTACCTAGTATTGTTAGAGATCGGGCAAGAACAGCATTAAAACATTTCCCAAATGACTGGGACATTGATATTATTGCTGAAAGGTGCCCTGAAATTATTGACAAGAAAGCCAATGGCGTGTATCGTACTACAAAACAATAGGAGACTATTTTGGTTAAGCCATTTGATGTAAGTAAATTTAGAAAAGAAATAACTAAGTCCATTGACGGGCTTAGTATAGGTTTTAATGATCCGACCGACTGGATCAGTACAGGAAATTATGCACTCAATTATCTTATTAGTGGTGATTTTAGCAAAGGCGTTCCTCTTGGTAAGGTCACTGTATTTGCTGGAGAAAGTGGTTCCGGCAAAAGTTATATCTGTTCTGGCAACTTGGTACGTCATGCTCAGCAACAAGGTATATTCGTTGTACTCATTGATAGTGAAAACGCACTTGACGAAGATTGGTTGCAGGCGTTAGGTGTTGACACCAGTGAAGATAAACTGTTAAAATTAAACATGGCCATGATTGATGATGTGGCAAAAACTATTAGTAAGTTTATGGTTGACTATAAGGCTCAACCCGGTGAAGAAAGACCAAAGGTCTTGTTTGTAATTGATAGCTTGGGAATGCTGTTAACTCCCACAGATGTAAATCAGTTTGATGCAGGTGATTTGAAAGGTGACATGGGACGTAAGCCTAAAGCACTTACTGCATTAGTGCGTAACTGTGTGAATATGTTTGGTAGTTGCAATGTTGGATTGATTGCAACAAATCACACTTATGCAAGTCAAGATATGTTTGACCCAGACGATAAAATTTCTGGTGGACAAGGATTTATCTATGCAAGTTCAATTGTTGTAGCAATGCGTAAATTGAAACTTAAAGAAGATGAAGATGGTAATAAGGTAACTGATGTACTTGGCATACGTAGTGCGTGTAAAGTTATGAAAACACGTTATGCAAAGCCATTTGAAAGTGTTCAAATTAAAATACCTTACTCAACTGGTATGAATCCATATAGTGGATTGCTTGATTTGTTTGAAAAGGTAGGATTGCTTACTAAAGAAGGTAATCGTCTTGCATACACGACCGAAGATGGTGAGGTTATTAAACTTTTCCGTAAAGGTTGGGAAACAAATGATAACGGTTGCCTTGACAAAGTGATGGTTGAGTTTAGCAAAAAAGAATCAAATAAGCTAAGTACTGTTGCTACTGTTGAGGAGGAAGCAACATGACAAGTAATTTAGATACCATTGCAGAAGTTTGGGAAGCATTGCGTATGCACATAGACCTAAACGAAAGAAAAGAGGCAGCAGAAACACTAGTTAATTATTTGATGGAAAACAATTATGAAGCTAGTGAAATTAAAACTGAGTTTAGAGGTGATAAAGATATTGCCAAAGCACTTACTTACTATGATGATCATAATCTACATGATGAGGAAGAAGATGATTATGATGATGATTATGATTATGACGATGACCGTTACTAAATAGGACAGACATGACTTGGTACACCAAAGTTTCAACTGATTTATCATCTATACCCGATTTTATTGCACACTACGATGCCGAACTATTACAAGCAAAAGTTGATGTAAAGATTTATGGAAACCTAGAAAAGAATATTTCAGCACTACCTGGTATCACTGAACATAGATTTAACCAGCTTCAAGAAATTGAGGCTGTGTTAAATTATCTTAACATTCGTTTGCGTAAGATTCGCCGAACTCATTTTCAAAAGTATTTAGAAGCGTATAATAGAGTCTTAACTAGTCGTGATGCTGAAAAGTATGTAGACGGTGAAGAAGAAGTAATTGATTTTGAAACTATAATCAACGAAGTAGCATTGTTGCGTAATCGTTGGTTAGGTGTACTTAAGGGTCTTGATGCTAAACAATGGCAGATGGGACATATCGTTAGACTTAGAACTGCTGGAATGGAAGATGTAACGCTATGAGTTATTCATATCAAGGTAAAGGTTTGTTGCAAGTTACTGGTAGAACTGGTGGATACAACATATCGTCATTAGATGATCTATTTAATGAAATAGAAACCAAACCAGCCGAACGTTTAGTTGAACACCCAATTGATTCATTAATAGTGAGTTGTAAGAATTACCGTGTAAGGCAAACTATGGACCCTGAAAAGAATTATAACATTTCAGATGTTGATAGACAAATGGCTGATGATATCCGTGACTATTACAGTAAGAAACTAATGGTGCGTACTCTTAAGGGTAAGCCAATGAGTAAGTTTAGACAGGATTTGTCAACTTACCTAACAAATAATTATACCGTAAGATATCAAGAAAAGTATGAAGGTATGATTTATCGTTTACCTGAGTTTTATGCATACGATCAGGAAATTGATAAGTTACGAATAGATTCTAACAACGCAGAGCAACAAACTGGGATTGGAGTTCGCACACTTACTCCAGTTAAAAAATTAGTGTCTACTAACAAATCTGGTACTGTGTTCCATTATTGGTTCCATGACGCTAAAAAGTATTTGTATAAAATGTATGTCAGTAAAGATAACGAACTACAGCCGTTATTTGATGGCATCTTCGAAAAGACTGAATTGTTGGTTAATGCACGTTTCGTGCCCAATATCCAAGATGATTTACATTTTAGCAACATTAAGAACTTTAAGTTGCTAAATTTGTAACATTTGACAATAAATCCAGTAGGCTATATAATAGCTTCATTATGTCAGTTAGGAGCTAATTATGAGTACAGTTCTTGTCAAATTCGGTGAGTATCGTAACAAGCCTGTTGTCAATCAAACATTTACCCTAGTGAAAGATTTTCAGACGGGTAAAAAAGGTAATTATATTACAGTAAAAAATGACGGTCAATTTGACATTGCTATTGATGTTGTCAAAGTGAAAATTAATTCTATTAACGATATTACATTTGTAGACGGAGAGCCTAACGTGAGTGAAAACGCAATTGCTTTTAAAGCAAAAGAAATAAAACAAGTAGAGACTGATGAAGAAGCAATGGATCGTATTGCTACCCGTTTTGCTGTACTTGATGAAATGACAAAAGCAGCAATTAATAGCGATATTCGGGCTATGATTGTATCAGGTCCTCCCGGTGTCGGCAAGAGTTTCGGTGTTGAAACTCAACTAGAAAAGGCAAGCATGTTTGACAAGCTTGCAGGCAAACGTGTTCGCTTTGAGATTGTTAAAGGTGCAATGACTGCACTGGGTCTGTATGCGCAACTGTACAAATATTCTGACAAGAAAAATGTACTAGTCTTTGATGACTGCGATTCTGTATTTCAAGATGACCTGTCACTGAACATTCTTAAGGCAGCACTTGATTCAGGCAAACGTAGACGCATTTGCTGGAACAGTGATAGTTCTATGCTGCGCCGTGAGGGTATCCCAGATCAGTTTAACTTTGAGGGTAGTGCTATCTTCATCACTAACTTGAAGTTTGAAAATGTTAAGTCTAAGAAACTGCAAGATCACCTCGAGGCACTTCAGTCACGTTGTCACTTTCTTGACCTGACGATTGATACAGAGCGTGACAAGATGCTGCGTATTAAGCAAGTACATCGTGATAGCGATGGTGGTCTGTTCCGCGACTACAATTTTGAAGATGGTGTTGCAGAACAAATCTTTGAATTCATGCAAGAAAACAAATCTAAACTGCATGAACTCAGTTTGCGTATGTGTCTGAAAATTGCTGATCTGGTCAAGATTAGCCCGAACTGGAAGATGCTTGCAAGCACTACTTGCATGAAGCGAGGGTAAGATTCGCAACTAGGCAATGGGAGCTTCGGCTCCCATTGCCATTTGTATTGATTTTTAGTTTAAAAAATATATAATA